TCACTTTCTACCGAGGGAGGAGGCGTAGAATCATTAAAGCGATCCTCGTAAAGCTTGTTCAGCTCAGGGTCCTGTCGCGCATTATCCATCACTGCGTCCGTTGTTTTCTTCCCAGTCCCTGATGCACCGGCGGTTTTATCAACCGATTTAAAAAGAGCCTCGAAATCCTCGGCTTCTTCATCGCCAAAATCTCGACCCCTACGCGCATCGGCGTTTTTTATTCCTCCGTACTTACCTGTTTTACCAAATCCCTTTTTTTTGAGAGAAGACCTGAGACCTTCTAATATCGCATCAAGCATTCCATCGGCGTCGTTTTGTGGTTGTCTTGCCATTACGCTATCACTCCTGTTTTTCTCTTTTTGACTTTTTTCATATTGGGCATAGGTACCGGAGCCCGCTTCTTGGCCCGCTCCAATAGTTTTTTAATTTTGAGATGCCGCTGCTCTCGTCGCGCTGTGTCTATTGAGTCAATTTCAGCTTGCTCTTCCGGGGTTAAGACTCCTCCCATCCCCTTTAGTTGCTCTAGCATCTTATCTAACTGGCTCTTCGTGCCATCCTCGGGCTTCTTACTCTTACTGCCCTTAGGCATTATGGAGTCTCCGCATTGGCCGATTGCTGAGACTCACTCGCAGCCGGTGCATTAAAAGCGCGAGGAATAGCGGCCTGTCCGTCTACGGCCTCTTCTACCTGCCTCGGTGGACCGTCCATGCTTGGCGCTGCTCTACCCCCGCCTTGCTGAAATAAATCTGCACCACCTACAACATCAGGACCACCTGCGCCACCGGCACCAGCAGCCTCTCTATTCTCTGGAGTAAGCATCTGATTGATCATGTCTTCTTCTTGCGGCGAATCAGTCCCCCCGGGAATAATGTCTTCCGGGTTAGGAATATTATAGCCGCGACTAAGCAGCTTATTAGCCAGATCGGCCAGATTAGGCGGCTTGCCATACACTTCTTTCCATAACCCGGTAAGACCGGAAAAAAGGTTGAGAAGGTCCATCCAGTTTTTGCGCTCCAAGGCGATCGCATTCGCTTGCGATGCCACGTCCATGGCGAAACGATACTCGCCCCTCGCCGTGCCTTCATCGACATTCATCCACATGTTCGCCTGTGGGTCAATAAGGACAGCTCTTTCGGGTCTGAAAAATACGGTCATCTGCCAGAACTTGCGGGCCGTATTGACCTGTAGCTGACTTAATAGATTCCCTCGGCGCTGCTCACGCGCAGTTGTTCGACGCTCATGAATGGAAGATTCCGTTGCCGTTTGCTCACCGGGCATACTCATGGGCTGCGGTGTGCCTGCGGCCTGATCAAAAAGCCCACGGATAACGCCCAGCATCTCACCCTTATCACCTTGAACGCTTCCAAACTGAAGCGGCTGGACCGCACCGGGTTTCCCGGAGAGTCCCGGTGCGGGGATGGCAGTCATATCGGGAGCCGCCAGTAGTTCCTCTATAATATCGTCAGTGATAACCTCTCGGTCATAAAGCAAGGCATTCTTTTGCTTCCGTATGATCGACAGGTATGAGTCAAGTATTTCGTGCGCTATCGACTGGATATTGTCAGCACCGGCCAATAATAGAGCGGGCTTAGCATACCATGTCTCAGACGTGGAGTTAAGAGACAGCACCTCTACCGGATAATCGTCAAGGGTAGGAATGGGCCACTCTTCGTCATGCTGTAAGAACTCGTCGTGTCCCTCAACAAAGGTCATAAGTAGATTAGAGCGGCGTCTATTCCCGACGGGGAAATTACGCGCCCATACCTCCCAGCCAACGGCTAAACCGAAATCATCGTCACCCAGTGCTCCTTGCGGAATATCAGGTGCGCCCTCAAGCCTATCGGATGGCTCTAAAAATTCAGTGTTCTCGTATATGGGGTTGGACTGGAAGTCTTCTACCGGCCGCCAAAAGCGAAAGGCAATCCACCGCGCATCTCGTATACCATCTTGTGCGAGTGGGTCAACCAAAAAATCCTTAGGCCGCCAACGCATGCCAAACGGGGCCTCCCATGACATCGTTGTATTGACATCAGGATCGTCGCCCTGCTCCAGCATCTTTTTGCGGATTTTGATATTAAGCTTTATCGCCTCTTCGCCAGCCTCGGGAAGATCCTCAGATAGCATTGGATCCTGCAACCAGCGAGTGTGGTGCTCGATAAACTGCTCGTGGTCCTGTTCCCGTACTATCCGCGTGTCTATCCCACCAGAGAGCATCGTTATCTCATCTTCTGGTGACTCTGCTTGAAACTCAGCCTGCTCGACCATGTCATGAATCTGCTGTTCATAGTCTATGGTCCAACCGATTTTTTTTACGCCATACGGGCCGAGGAATGCGTCTAAGAGAATCCGCTCATCTTGCTGTAGCTGGGACGTTTCACGGTACCAGTAGTCAACGATATGCTTTACCGTACGCGACCCAGCTACGGAATCACGAGTACGCGGTGTAACTAAAAATGCGGGATTGCGTTCGAGGAGGTTGGCTATAGATTGATCTATCCACCCGAATATAAGATTGGCCTTAATGCGGGAGACATGCTCCTCCCGGTCGCCTTGCTCCTGCATTTTTTCCCTCTCCGTAGTAGCTTCGTTGAGGTACTGTTTTTGCAGGACGTCAGACGCATCCCATAGGGGGCGCATCTGCTCTTCGGCATACTCTATCTGTCGCCTCCAGTACTCAAGACGCGACTGTTTATCGCTGGGATATGATGCCATAATCTAAGTAGTCACCCTAAGTTGCTCTGCGACAACGGCGTATAGATACAGAGTCTAATGTATAGGAGTAAAATAAATAAGTCAACCCATAACAATTCCGCTTCGTACGGTACGACCTCTCCGTCTCCGCAGATGTTGTTCCCAAATCTCGCCCATAGTAGTGGGTGTAAGGGTCTCATTTGATGGTCTATCCACCTCGGGCGCTGCGGCCATATTGTCCAGCATCCTTCCGATCAAGGAAAGAGTGTCCACCATATCGTCATGGACGCCAGCCGGGAACCTGAGCATTTCGTGCATGAACTCACCTAGCCACGGTTCATCTCTTGGCCAGAATACCTTACCCATCGCCATCCGAGCTTGTATGGATCTGGCTCTTGTGGCTTTATCTCGTGTAGATGAGTACGGCTCACGAGCACAGTACGCTTCGCGCTCTAGCATACGACGCTGAAGAAAGGGGCCAACGCTTTTAATAATCTGACCAGACTCTTCGCCCCACCTAAGGGGCTTCCACTTCAACACCAAGTCGCAGAAAGCCTCGACCCATTTTTCCGGTGTCTCCTGCCCCCGCCACATATCCAGTATGTATATGTTGTGTTCGTCATCAACGCCGACTACGAGGTGTACAGTATAATCCCCCCCATTGGACGTGACGGCATAATCCGATGCTCCGTAGAAATGGAGGTGCTTCTGTCCAAGCTCCCACTGCTCCAGTAAGTCCCGCTTACTAAACTGGAACTCCTCAATCCATTGGCGCTTAAAGTAAGCCCCGTCTTCTTCGACAGGCGTTTGCTGATAGAGCGCAGACCATTCACGCGGCCCCACCGTCCTGCGGATCTGCTCCAACATAGACAAAGGAAACCATTCGGGCCATAGGGCTTCGCCCTGATCCCTACCGAGCGTATCCGAGCCAGCCGCTATAGCTGGGAAATCAACAGTGTCCCACTGCTCCCCATCTTTCCCCGCTTCATCCAGTAATCGCCCCGCCAAGTCATCATCATGCCACCTCGTCTGGATAACAATAAATGCACATTGCGGAGCTTGCCGAGTATAGACCACGGATCGATACCAGTCCCAGACGCGATCACGCTGCAACTTGGAATCCGCTTCTTCGCGTGATTTTATGGGATCGTCAATAATTATAAGATGACCACCTCGACCCGTTAGACCACCACCAACACCAGCGGACCTGAACCCACCGCCTTGTGGTACGGCCCATCTATCCGCCGCTCTGTCCGTTGTCTTTATCGACAGCTCAGGGAAAACATTCTTGTACTCCTCCGAGTTGACGATCTCGCGCACATTGCGCCCAAACTCCGACGCAAAATCTGAATTATAAGTGGCACAAATAATTTCTTTTTTGGGGAACTTCCCGAGAAAATAAGCAGGAAGACGGCGCGAGGCCATCTCAGACTTACCATGCCGTGGCGGCATAGTGACAATGAGGCGAGTTATATCCCCAGCGATAACCCGCTCCAGTTTGTCCGATAAAAAGTAATGATGTTTAGAGGGCTGAAAGTCTGGCTTAGTGTAGCAAACGAAATCCATAAACTTTTCCGCCGCGTCCTTACGACGAATAAATTCAGACTCCAGCTCTTCTATGCCGAGCTCATCAAGCTCTCTGGGGATGCCGGCCGATTTATTCAAAAAGGAAGATCATCTCCTACGGCAACTTCTTGAGGCGCAGCAGCAGTTTGCCCGCCATCCCCCTTGCCGCTAAGAAATGTAAAATCATCCACAACAACCTCTGTCGAATAATGGGTCTGTCCATCCTTGTTGTATGACCGAGTCTGTAGCTTGCCCTCTATGTAGAGCTTGTCGCCCTTCTTCGAGTGCTCCCCGATAATGTCGGCTACCTTCCTCCACGCAACGCAGCGATGCCATTCCGTCTTTTCGACTTTTTCTCCATCTTTAGACCACGACTCTGACGTAGCCAAAGAGAAAGTAGTAAGAGGTACGCCATTAGCATCCTTTCGCTCAGGGTCACTACCAAGATTGCCTACGATCACTACTTTGTTTACACTGCCTTTTGACGCCATTCCGGTTTCTCCTTATTCGTACGGTACGGACTGAATAATATGAAATGCCATTACTGTAATGGACTATGTGTGGATAGTGTGTGCGACTCCTGCGAGGCCGCCTGCATAGAAATTGTGGGATGGGATTGCTGGAAAGATACCTCTCCGGTAGAAAAAAAAAGGTTAAGAAAGCTGTCCGTATGGGGTAAGCGGGGGGAGATCGGTCTCAAGGATCCCCGTGACATTCCCCAGCACAAAGCGTTCAGACGACCTCGGCCTCAACTTCCAACGGATTGGGACGCTTAGGGGCATCCCCTTCCTGCATACGCTGGCGAATCAAAGCCTCCAGCTTATCTGTGGGGATCTCGCGTACAGAATGAACATGCTCTACTTCTCCACCAACCTCTATCAACTGCTTGTCGCCCCACTTCTGCCGACGAGCCCGCGCCAAGGTCCACTGACGAGCATTCGTATCTTGTACAGACGTCTCAAACTGCTTCTCCTCAAGCTCATCCAGCTTCGTCTCCACGCACTCGGCCCACATCTCCGCAAAGAAGGGATCGATCTGACGCTGAGCAAAGACCTTAGACCTAGAGACCTTAGCCTCCCGGCACGCCTTGGCGATATTGGCCGGAGAGATTTGTAGTGCCTTGATAAAGATCGCCTGCGCCTGCCTCGATATCTGCGATTCGGGAACGCTGGGCGTCTTCATGAGAGTCTTTAGCGATGCGTCCATAGCCTACCACTTGACCTTATCAGCCCAATACGCGGCCGACAACTTCCCTCTCGCTATATTCTTAGCATGACGGGCCTTAAAAGACTTCCTTCGGGCTTTCTCCTTGGCGGTCTTCGGAGATTTCCCTGCTCCAGATACGCCCTGCTGTCCAAAGCGTATCAGTTTTACGTCTATACCCTCCTTCGCTAAGACGGCATGACTCTTCTTGGGGTGACTTGGAGTCCTCTTCGGCTTATTGTGGCCAGAAAACTTCTCACCCCTGTAGTCTATAGGCATATATCCTCGCAGTCTGCTCTACACTAAAGATACACAAGTTAAGATATTAAGT